GGGATTGTGCAGATTCTGGCGCTTCTAAAAGAAGAAGTCCGAGAACTGGGGACGAAGACTTGGCAGGAACAGAAGGTCCAGAAAACTTTCACCTCCATCGCCGCCGAGGATCAGGGGGCGATTTCCACCGTTATCGGGGCGGACTTCCTCGCTATTCAACCCGGGACTTTCTGGGACCAGACCCTCAAACGCCCGGTGTTCGGGCCGGTGGGGGACATTTCCTGGAGCAACTTGAAAGCCTTCCCGGCATCGGGGCCGATTTATCAGTATAAGGTGTTTGCGAATCATCTGTATATCTTCCCCGCCCCTGTTGCGGGGCACACGATGTACTTGATTTATCAGACGAAATATCCCATCGCCTCCTCTGTAGGGACGGCTAAGGAGACCATCACCGCGGATACGGATGTTTTTCTCGTCCCGGATTATGTGGTAACCCGGGGGCTGGATTATCGTTGGAAGCGCCAGAAAGGTGAGCCTTGGGAAGTGGATTATTCTGAATACCAAGCCCTGAAAGCGAGTGCGATGGTGACGACGAATAAACCCGTTCTCCACCTTGACGGGCAGAAGCTCAAACTCACCCCGGGGATTTGGGTCCCGGCGGGTGATTGGCCGCACTGATGCCCGCGCAGCAGAAAAAACTCTCCTATCTTCCCCCTCCTGTAGGGGGATTAAATCTTCTCGTCCCACAAACAGCCCTGCGCCCGAATGAGGCGTTGACTCTTTCAAATGCGATACCTCTCCCGGATAGAATCTCCCAGCGTCCGGGGATGGCGTATCATATTACGTCTGATTTCTCGAATATTGTCCGTGCCCTTCATCCCTATACCGCAGTTGGAGGGACGGCAACTCTCTGGGCAACGACGAGTAGCGGGATTTATAACGTTACATCTTCTGGGGCTGCGCCCGCTGCAACGGTGGCTCTCACAGAAGGTAAAACTATCGGCGCGATCCTCTCTACAGGGGCACAGAATTATCTTACGCTGGTGAACGGCGCCGACAACATGCAGCAGTATGACGGGACTACTTGGACCGGGACTGCGACTGTCGGGGGCGGGGCGATTAATACCAACACCTTCTCCTACGTGGAGGTGTATCGCCAGCGGATTTACTTCATCGTTAAAAACACCACCCGGTTGGTGTACCTAAACGCGAATTCCGTCACTGGTGGCGGGACGAACTATGACACCGCGGCGATTTTCCGGAGAGGTGGATACCTCTTGGCGATGTCTACGTGGACGATTGATGGGGGAACGGGGCCTGATGACCACCTCTGCCTCTTAACCTCCGAAGGGGAGATTGCAGTCTTCGCGGGAAATGACCCCACGTCGTGGACGTATAAAGGGACCTTCTATGTAGGCCGGCCGGTGGGGCAAAGACCCTTCCTGAAATTCGGGGGAGACCTTCTATATTTGACAGAGGCGGGAGTTTATCCCCTTTCTAAAGCCCTTCTGGTGGCTACGCTGGATCGGTCTTCTGCGATTACGAATAAGGTTAACCCCTATTACACCAGTCTCGCGGTCTCGAATAGGACGGCCTGGTCTAATTCGATGGTGCTGGATAGTAAAACTCCCCTGTTGATTGTGAACGTTTCAACTGGGACTTTGCTAGTGATGAACACGCAAACCCTCGCTTGGGCTACGTGGTCGGTAGGGGGAACAACTCTAGAGAGCTTTGCTTTCTTCAACGGGACTCTTTATGCCGGCCGGGATTTACGGGTGGTGTCTTTCACAGATGTCGGGATTGACTCTGCGGCATCGAATGCCCCGATTTCTCTAGCAATCCAGTACGGTCTTCAAGCCACTCCCCGGCACATGCCGTATAAAATTCTTGCGGCGCGCCCTGATGTGACAGTCCCCACTTCAGGGACTTACAGGTATAGGTTTATTGGGGGCTTCAAAACCACAGGGATTGCGACTTCTTATACCGTCATCCCCCTGGCTGCGTCGGAGTATCGAAACACTCGGTGGTTCATGGCAGGGGATAACTATTCTGAGTGGAAACAGCCGACGTTTGAGCTTTCTTCAGACGCGACGGGGAAATCCCCCGTTTTCTGGGGGATGACGGTTTCCTATGTAGAGGGAACTGAAGCCTTCAACTCTGCCGGGCCTACGAGTTAATATCATGTTGGTGTGGGAGAACGCACCGGAGATTGGAAGGTGGATGGAGTCCCGAGGGGCGGGCCATCTAGCCCCGGGGACATTCACCGCGATTGGGTGGACGGAGAGGGGGGAATTAACTGGGGCTCTCGCTTTCCGGGACTCGAATGGAATTCACTGCCTCGTCTCGATTGCCCTGGAGGGAAGAAAATTCCCCCGGCCTCTTCTGTATGCTTCCCTGTATTATGTCTTCGTCCAACTTGGCCTCAAAAGGGTGACATTCGTTATCGAATCCGATAACCTCCCCTCTCAGAATCTAGTCACCCGACTGGGTGCAAAGCGCGAGGCGACACTTCGCGGGGCAGGAAAATCCGGGGATTTGTTCATCTACGCACTATTCCCGGGGGACTGCTATATATGGAGTCGTCTCAGTGAAAGATTCAAGCGCGCCGCAGGCCCCTAATCCTGAAGTCACGATCCCCCTTCAAGGGGCGGAGAATCGGAAGACTTTCGACTACCAATTGGGCCAAATGCGGACGAATACGTCCGGCCCGACGGGGAGTTCGACGTGGATGAAAACCCCGACCTTCGATCAGGCGGGGTATGACAAGGCTCTATCGGATTGGAACGCGCAGCAGACAACCCCTGTTTGGGTTCCTGCAAGCACAGATCCTACCGCCCCTAGTGGGGGGAAAATCTGGAGAGGAGACCTCGGTGTAAATGGAGAGTGGGTTGACCCTGCCCCGGGAGAGGCTGGAGCAGCGGGTTACTGGCAGCCGGGAACAACCTCCGGGACGCCGAAACCAACGCAGGATGACTTCACGAATTATGACTGGACCCTAACGAACACTCTATCCCCGGAACAGCAGGCGCTATATGACACGAATGTCAAGAATACCGGGGAGCGTCTAGCCCTTTCCAGGCAGGCGACTGGGCAGTTGGAAGATTTTCTCTCAGGGCTTGCAGGGGGTGGGGGAGAACTCGGCGGCCTGGATCAGGGGCTGGCGGATACTATCTACGGGCAGCAGACCCGGTATCTCGACCCCCAAATGGAGCAGCAGAGGTCCCGCCTCATGGCGGAACTGGCGGACTCGGGATTCGTCCCGGGGACCCCGGCCTACGATCAAGCCATGCAGAATTTCTCGGACACCGCCAACCGCGCCTACGGCGCCGCGAGGGATTCAGCGATTGTGCAGGGGTACAATCAGGGGAACACCGCCTTCAACCAGCGGCAGCAGATTGCGAGTCTTCTCTCGAATCTGTCGGGAGGGGGGATTTATAATCTTCCGAACCTCGGGGGAGGGGGAACTTCTTCCGCCCCGAATCTGGGCTCGACGGATATCATGGGCGCCCTCAACCAGCAGTATCAGGGGCAGCTCGGGCAGTATGGGGCGAATGTTTCCAGTAACAACGCCACCATGAGTGCCATCGCGGGGCTCCTCTCGACGTTCTTGATGGGGTCAGACGCCCGCCTGAAGGAAGATATCCAAACGGAGGGATTCCTCCCCTCGGGGCTGAGGAAAGTGTCGTTCAGGTATCGAGGAGGGCGGACTCGATTCTTGGGGGTTCTGGCGCAGGAAGCCCGGGAATTCTTCCCGGAGGCTGTCTACCTTATGCCAGACGGGTTCTACTCTGTTGATTATTCGAGGATTCGGTGATGGCTGACTTTAACCCCTCGAACACGATTGACTCTCAGCTGGCGAACCTCCCCCCGGAGTATGCGGAGAAGATTGCGAAACTCCTCCGGTCGCAGCAAATGAGCCAGATGGGGATGCAGATGGGCCTTCAGGGGCTCAATGCCCCCACGCAGTTCACGGGAGGCCCGGCGAACTACGCAGTGAAGAAATCCCCCCTGGCGATCATCGCTCAGGGGCTTCAGACTTACCTCGGGCAGAAGGGAATCTCCGACGCGGACACTGGAATCGCGGGGGTGAGGAAGGACGCCGCCGCGAATTTGAAGGAGCAGATGGCGGGATATCTTTCGGCGTCCGATCCGAAGGTGCAGGAGACTCTGGCGATGACGAGTCAGTGGCCGCAGCTTCAAGCTGACTGGAAAGAACGCAGCAAGCGGCGGCAGGAGCAACTCTTCAAAGTCGCGGATGTCACGAAAGATCGTGACCCGAAAACGGCGGTGGCGGCAGCCTTGGGTACGGGGCCCGGAGAAGGATACGGCCCCCCTGAATTGAAGCAGGGAGAGGTGAAGTGGATTCCTGATCCGAACAACCCTGGGAAGTTCATCCCCCAAACGACGAATTACGACCTCCATAATCAAGGAAAGATTACCTTGGGTTCGCAAGGGAATTCAGTCTCTGTGGATGCGCGGCAAGCCTCGAAGGAAGGGGAAATGGCCTTGGAGGAACTCCGGGCGCAGTTGAAGGACAAACGTGCCGGGGCGGATTCTGCGAAGGCTACCCTTTCCGCGAATAGGGTGGCCCTGGAGGCTATCAACGCCGGCGCGAAAAGTGGGGGTGGGGAAGGTTATAAGCAGGGCTTGCGGAAGGCTCTACAAGCCTTCAACATCACCCTTCCTGAGACCACCTCCACCTCGGAGCTTCAGATGGCGTTGGGGAATAACATCCTCGCCAACGCCCGGAAACTGGCCCCGGTGACCCGGGAGGATTTGGTGCAGTTGGAGAATATCCTCGGCTCCATCAACACCGACCCGGCGGCCCTCCAGAAGATGATTTCCGTCTACAACGGCATCGCACTGAAGGACCTTCAGGATTATAATCGGTACGTGGACTTCCAGAAGGGAAATCTTAAGTCTGATTACGCGAGGGATCTTTTCTCTGGGGCGGGGATCGGGTATGAAATGCAGCCTCCCCCAGGGAATACGGAGCAAATACTTCGGGCCATTGCGGAGTTGCAGAAACGAGGCGGGGATGTTTCCCAGTTCGCGGTGGGGGGAGAGCAGATTCCCCCGGATGCGACTTTCAAGCTAGGGGCTCCGGCAGGAAGCCCCTCTGGGGGGCCTATCACCCTGGATGAATACCTCCGCCGCCAGAAGGGGAAGTAATGCCCACTGTTAAAATGCCCGATGGAACTCTGGTAGAAATGCCGGAGACCCTCACGCCGGAGCAGGCTGCGGCGTTGGAGAAAATCGGGACGGCGAATTCCCTAACTGGGAAGGCGCTGGCTTATGGGAAGTCCGCCCTTCGGGGCCCGGTTCTAGGGGCGGCGTGGATGCTCGATCACGGCCCCCTCGGATCGGGAGGGGGAACGATTGACCCAGAAAAACCCACAATGTTCTCCGAGCGCCCGGAAGGGCCGCCGGCGAATCTTGCAGGCCCCCTCACGGCCGGGGATAAGGTGCGGGGGTGGCTGAATTCGGTGCTGCCTCCGGAGCCGGGGATGAGCCATCGAATTGCGGAAGGCGTGGGGGGCGGGGCTGTTTCCCGCTTCCCGATTCGCGGCGCCGTGGCTGGCGGTGTGGGGACAGCATCCGCCGAAGGGGCGAATCAGTTCCTGGCGGGATTCCCGGAACCCATCCGCCAAGCGGGGACGGCGATTGCTGGGATGTTGGGTGGGGGTGGAGCGGCGGCGTTGATGGCCCCTAGGAGACAAACCACCCCGATGCAGGATGCAGAGAGGGATACGCGGATTCTCACGGATGTGGGGATGAATCGGGTTGGGTCGCAGGTGGACCCGTCCCGGGTGGCGAATGAGACTTCTGACGCCGCGAATAGGTTCCTCCGGGAAACGCGGGGGAGGAATTCGGATGCCTATACACAGATCGTGGATGGGCAGGGGGTCCAACCTCGGCAGGTGGCGATGATCTATTCCACCCTTCGGCAGATTGGGGACCGGCAGCAGAGTCCAGCCGCGGCGGCGGCGTATTATGAGGTGGCAGATTCCCTCATCCGGCACGATCCTTCGGGGAGGCAGGGGTTTATTACGGATGTCCAAACCCTCTCCGGGCAGATGAAGAGGTTTAAGGATAATCCTGTGACGGATGCCGCGTCCTCTGCGAGGAAGTGGACTTCTCAGGATATCGCCGCCCCGGTGCAAGAGGCGGAGGGGTTGCTGCGCTCGATTTCCCCAGCGTATGAGGCTGCGAATAATACCTATGCCTGGGGTCGCCGGAATCTGGTCGACCCCGTGCAAGAGGGCCCAATTGGGAAGATGGCGGATCGAAATCCCAATGTCGCCGCCCCCACCCCTGTTTCGAGGATGGAGGGGCTCATTCAGAATCGGGGGGAAGGGGATATTGTCTCCACCATGCTCGGGCTGCGGGCAACGGGGGCGAGCCCCCAGGAAATTGCACGGGCCCTTATGCAGGCTCGGAATAGATCGGGTGGGCCCCGTCCTGGGGAGGCGATCTTTGGGGCGGAGGGTTCTCCGATGTCTGGGGAAATGAATGCCCTTCTAGCCTCGGGGGGAATGGACCCTGCGAGGGTGCAGGCCCCGTTCCGTGCTGCGGACCTTGCGGCGGACGCAGCGAAAATCCCCCAGGGCGAACGGACCTTTGCAACTGGGCAGTTGGTTCCCCGCCCGGGGATTTCAATCCGAGGCCTCGTGAAGCCTGAGTGGTTCTCGGGGAATCCGGAGAAGAGGCAATACACCCAAAACATCACTGAGCTTTTGAGGACCGCCTCTCCCCAGGAAGTCCAGCAGTTGATACAACTCGCTCAATTCGACCCGAAGATCCGGCTTGCGCTAACGATGTCGGGAATCGCTATCCCCCAGGCTATTGAGGCCGGGAAGTAACCTAGAAGGGAAATGAAATGGAATATCGTGGACTCTGGGCCCTCAAGCCGCTTGGGACGCAGAACTTCGCGGCGACGAGCCTCGCAACGGCTCAGGCCCTCACGGTGCCGGCGGGGACGAGTGTTATTCTCCTCCGGCCCCTGGCTCAGAGTGTGAGGTTCCGGGATGACGGCACGAACCCCACGAGTACAACGGGAATGACGATCCCTGCGGGGGAGCTATTCCAGTACACCGGGGCCACCCCCTCCACCCTCAGGATTATCGAGACCGCTGTCTCTGCGACGCTCGATGTCCTCTACTATGGGTAAGAGGCAGTCGGAATAACATTGGCACTCGACCTTCCCCTTTTTGAGGAGGGAGTACCAGTGTTTTATGAGGCGGAACTTGACGCCGAGAAAACCCGCCATCTCACGGCGGGTTTCGCCTCTTGCGCGGCAGAGTTTTAGGTAGCCATACTCGCAGCAGTAGCCTTCTGAGGCGATCTTCGGGAGGAGGCGTTTATGGTTGGCCATTATTCGCCCTCCTTGAGGAGGTAGACCATCCGGGCTTTGGGGTCGATGTTGATATACCCCGCGTTGATGAGGCCCCGGACGACGTTTTCTGCGTCGTCGGGATTGGGGAGGGAGGGTTGGACATATCGGTAGAGGAGGGTCCAGGGGGCCTTCCCCCCATGCCTTTTCAGAAAGGCGATGATCTGCTCCCCGACGTTGGATTCCCGGGACATCCCGATTTTAGAGTAGACCTTCGGCATGAACTCTTCGAGTTCGGAAATGAGGGCCTCCGCCCGCTGGAGGTCGGCGAGGGTGATGAGGAGGGAATCCCCCTGGGAGGCCGAGAGACACATGGCGACTTTATGCACGAGGGTCTGCTTTCGGGCGATGTAACCCCCGATGAGGGTGGGGTCGAGTTTTCGGGATTCGACCTTATGGAAGTGTTCGTACCACTCTTCCCCCCATTTGAGGGCGTCGTCCGTGAGGGAAAAGGCGCCGGTGAGATCAGCGATGCGGGTTAGGTCCCTCACGAGTTTGCCTTGGCGTTCTTTATAGTCTAGGGGCATGTGCTTGAAGGGGTAGGCAATGAAGCGTTCTTTAGCTTCCCCGTATACGAATACCATGCGGGAGGTGAGGCCCCCGCCGATGAGGTAGCGGGGCATATTCTCCGCAATCCACGCCGGGGTCGTGCAGGCGATCATGTTGAGGCAGGGGGTGGGGATTACAAGCAGCCCATCCTTCCGGGTGCGTTTTGCCATTTCCCGGTTATCCCATATATGCACAAGCTGGTCTACCATTTCTGTGTCTTTGGGGTTTAGCGTGATCCCAAATTCACTAGAATTGATAACAAGTGCATGTTGTGTTATTACTTCCTCCGGGCTTACTTGTATCTCTTCCCCAACCTCTGCAAAAGCGTCATAGAGGGCCTGCCAGGTTACAGTAGAAGGCCCGAAATTTATCCCGGGAACGTTTTTCAAAAGTTGCACTAATCCAAGATCGGCGGTGGACGATTTCTGAATGACGCCGGGAGGGGCTACAAGAAGAATGTAGAGATTAGGAAACCACTGAAAACTGCCCATAGGAAGCCATACTCTCCTTCGGAGAGCGGCGGCTATGGTGCCCATACCAACCCAAAAGTAAAAGCGTTGGGGGGCCTCTCCCCATTGAGTATTTTGAACGAACTCTGTAAGCCAATCGGTCAATTCACGGTTTTGGGACATTAGCCTCTTCCCAAAAGTCTCTAGCAGCTACTGCGTCTTCGTAGGAGTCTCCAAAGTATAGAGAGATTGTTATGCCATTTTTAGTACCAACCGCTCGCCACTTTTGACGCTGTGTATGCCAGGATACCCCTTTTTTACCGGAGGTGTTGTCTTTTCTTGTGCCCTTATTAAGGGCCTGTTCTGTTATAGTGACCCATCTACAATTCTCCTTAGAGTACCCCAGGTGGTTATATCGACGGTCGAGTGTATATCCCGGAGGCCGTGGCCCCATATCTGCTAGGAATTTTTTGAAATCTAGCCAGTCCTCGCAGATGGTTATTCCTTTCTGCCCATAATCTACATAGCGGTCATGTGAAGGGTCTAGACATCGACGTTTCATGTTGTACCAAATATCGTAGGTGACGTTTCTTTTCCTCATTTTGTGTGCCCCCATGATTGGGTGGAAGTATTAAGCCCCACTGGAATAATGAGGGGCTCGGGATACGGAATCTCAACCCGGGCGAGTCTCTTGAGGGTTTCGACTTCCTCATCATACCGGGAAGTGAGAAACTGTCCCGCGAGGGAGTCGTGGACTTGGAGGAGGAGTTGGATTGAGGTCTCCCCCCTCTGCTCCGCGGCGTCGATGTTTATAAGGGCAGTGTTAATCACCCGCGCCACTGTGGATTGGGGTTGCCAGGCGAGACACTCAGGGAGGTCGAACCTTCCGAGGATGTGAAACTTAGCTCCGAAAGGGTTAGTGATATAGCCTTGTTGTAAGGCGGCCTGCTCAGTTCGCAGGTGCCACGCTTTAACCCCAGGATGGGCGCCGAACCAACGGGCTCTGAAAATACCAGCTTCCCGCTGGGTAATTCCAAGGGAGACTGCCAGTTTATAATCCCCAACTCCGTAATTGGTTGCGTGTACACCCATTTTTGCTTTGTTTCGAGGGGCCTCCCCGATTCTTCCCCGATGGTCTCGATAGTTAGGGTGATCTTCACGGAGTTCTTCATAGGGGATTCCTTTGATGTCGAAAATGTCACAGGCGTTAACGCAGTGCATGTCGAGGTTGAGGGAGAGGGCCTTTTTCAGGTCGGCGTCATCGGCCTCCCAGACTACGACTTGGAGGTCGGCCCGGTCGAGGTCCATGTCGAAGAAGGTATACCCGGGATCGGGGATGAAGAGTTTTCGGATGTTGGGAAGTTTAACGTACTCCCCACCGCCTTTTACCTTTTGCTTCTCTGCGACAGGTATATTCTGGAGATTCATTCCGCTGCCGAAAGCATTTTCGGAGGAGGAGAATCTGAATGTGGTTGGGCCCGCTATAGAAAAGGAACAACGCATGCGTCCGTCGGAATCGGGTTTTGCGTCGATGAAGGTAGAAAGAAAAACGCCAATGGACCTTAACTCGGCGATGGTCTGGAAAACTGATGTCAATACTGGATAGCGAGTAGCCAGCGTGGCTAGGGCGGCGGAATTTAAGGTTAGCTTGTCTCCGTCGAATGAGCGAATCCCGGATAGTTTTAAGTCTTCGTAGAAGAACTTCTTCAACTGCACTGAGGACTTCGGATTTAGGGGGTGTCCACATACGTAGTCCAGTTTATCTTGCCTGTCCCTCGCGGCTTCTTGGAGGTCGCGGCGGAGGGCGATTTTAAGGGGGGAGTCAACCCGCACCCCTCGGTTCATCATCCGAAGGACGGGGAAGAAGAGGGATTGTTGGAAGAGGAAGTTTTCCGAGACCCCCCTCTCGGCCTGGGTGGATTGGATTTCGTGCCAGATTTCCCAGGTGATGCAGGCGTCTTTACAGTTGTAGGTCCAGAATTGTTTTTCCCCGATGGATTCTTCCCAGTTCTTGATTTCGTCCTTCCAGTAAACGTGATCCTGGGCGTACATGGAGGAGAGGAAATCCAGGCCCTTTCGGAGGTTTGAGTATACCGAATGGTGCCCGATCATCGTGTCCCAGACCTTGAGGGGAACCGCGCCCCAGAAGCGATGGAAGTACTGGCAGTCGTAGAGGAAATTCTGGCCTACCCATGTCACTTGGGGATGGAGGAAGAGGCGGATGATGAGGTGGATTATCTCGGCTTCTTGATCGAGGGGCCAGTAGAAGGGGTTTGTGAGGTTCTGTTCGAGGAAGGGGATGCAGAAGGCTTCATTAGCCGATTCAGCGATTCCGAAGCAGGCAATGTGATAACCTCGTGTTTCCAAATCGCCGGAAAGGAGCATTCCATCACTCGTGTCTGCTCGGGAGAGTAATCCGAGGAGGTATTCCTTCGTCTCCTCGAACGTCGGCGCAATTTTGAACTGATACACCCGGGGAATTTGGGTTCCATCGTGGATAGCCTTCGCGCGTTTGAGGTCGAGGAGGGAGATATTCTTGAGGGAATCATCCCTCAGAATCGCAGCGGGGTGGTAGGTGGGGACGACGGTGAAGGGGAAGTCTGGAGGGGAGAGACGGGAACCACGCCACTTTGAGATTCCCGAATTCCCCGTTAGGGCCCAAAGGGCGACATTGCCGAGGGCGATAACGATGTTCGGGCGAACCTCTGCCAAGTGCCGTTGGAGCGTTTCCAGACCGCTTGCAATTCGCGGGTCAACCCACTTACCTCGTATATGAACCCAGCCGGGACTAGGGGGTGACTTGTTATCGGATACCCATAGGGAGATATCGTTCCCCGGGGGTCGGACGTTACAAACGTTTGAAACAAAGCACGAATCTCGCTCAATTCCTGCGGCGCGCAGAAGAGAGTTGAGGAGATTCCCCGAGGGGCCGATGAAAGGGAGTCCAACACGTTCTTCCTCACTTCCTGGGGCTTCGCCGATGATGGCGATGTTAGCGGGGATTGGGCCGGAGGGGCGCATTTTTCTCCTCGTAGCACTTGAACTCAGGCCCGAGTTTTAGAGTGGCCCAGAATAGAGGCTCGGTCTTCCCCGTGTGGGTACAGCCGAGGGTGGTTTTGCCGGAGATGTATTTCCGGCAGGTGGGGCAAGGGGGAATCATGTTTGCGCGAGGGGGTGGTTACGGGGAACTTTAAACCCGGCTGCTTTAGCGTGGCCGCCGCCACCGTACTGCTTGGCAATGTCGCTGACATCAAGCCCTTCATCAGCAGATCGCAAGCTGAATACGCGCCCATCCACCGTGTCCCAGTAGCACGCAGCAAAAGGCTCGCCTTGCGCCATCAAGTGCCCTGCGTCGCTTGTTAGGGTGTACGGCAGGCTTGCCACCGGGACATCGTGGCCTGCGATAACCATTCGGCGCTTGCACACGCCCACCAATTCTGCAATGTCCTTGTGGTGCTTGCGCTCAATGGCGGCACCGGCTACGGTCATCTTCAGCAGTTCTGCTTGGTCAGCCGCCATTAGCTTGTCCCACTGCTCGAACGAATATTCGTAGCTGAAGACGTTAGCTTGAATCTCACGCGTGTTCGGCAGTTTGAATCGCCACAGATCGCGGTCTTCGATGTGGCCGAGCAGTAGCGGGCGCGGCTCGCTTGGGAATAGGTAGTCCCATGCTAGCGTGGCGCCGCTGCGGTTCAGATCGCAGAACCATCCGAACTTGTCACCCATGCCGTCGCCGTTTGTCGCCACCTCGCGCTCTTTCAGTTGGCGCAGGTCTTCGATGGCCGTCTTGTGATGGTCGATCAGCGTCACGCTGTTGGCGTGCGCCAGCATGTCCTGCACCACGGCAGCCTTGTAGCTGAAATCCACGAGGTACACGTCACGGCCGGACACGTCTGGCGGGTCTTGCTGGTACACGCCGGCCACGTAGTCGGCGCCAGTACCATATTTGCGCCAGAAGCACCACGCGGCGCTAAAACCGTCCGCGCAGTTGCCGTGATATATCACGAGGGGTTTCATAGCTTCTCCTAGTGGGGGGGGGTAAATGGAGCGTTTCGACGCACGGGTGCTACCAGAGCCCGCAGCAAAACCGAGGTTCGGACGACTGATTAGGTCTCCCTCTGGCCAACGTCTTCCCGGGGAGGGATTAGGCCCGGGTCACGGAGGTGACCTCATCCACCACTTCCCCGGGGTTCTTGTGGTGGGGCTTCTGGGTCACGGCGAAGCGTACGTAGGAGCCGGGGATCGCGCTGTAGGGCTTGCCGTTGGCGTTGCAGGCGTCACGGAACCGGCCGAGGGCGACGTTGGTGTTCGGGCCGACCTTCGGGCGCCCGGTGTCGTCGGCGTCGTACATGATGCCGTAGAAGAAGGTCTCCGAGGCCCCGCCACCGTTCGGGCGGAGGGCGAGATATTCCGGGTCCTCAGTCTTGATGACTGCCGTCATCCGATACCAGGGTGCCCCGGGATTCTTCGCGTTCGGGCCCGCAACGCCAGAATCCCATTTGAGTTCCATGACCTGCCCGATGCCTTCCCCCGGGGGCCGGGGTTCGTAGCGGGTTGCGTTTTCCGCAGCGGGTTCGTTCATGAACGCCACGGGGTCGAAGAGAGACTTTGCCATTTTCAGTTTCCTTGAAGGTGGGGGAGAGGATATTCCCATTCCGCCGTCCCCCGGGCGACGGGTGGGATGGTGATCTTAGCAGGACATTTTGGGAATGTCAAGGGGCCTTGGGAGGGGAATCTCCCCGGGCAAGAATCGCCCTCTCGGCCCACTTCTGGTAGATGGCCCCGAAGTCAGAGGGAATCTTCGAGGCGATGGGGAGATTCCGGGTTTTCACGTCCGCGAGGGAATTCGCGGTGTCCCAGAAGAACTTGTCGCCCTCCCGGACGGAGAGGATGACATCGGAGAAGGGCTGGGGGATTTGGGAGGTGATGGCTTTCCCGAGGGAGGCGACCATGAGTTTGACGCCGCCGAGGATTTGATCGGTTTCGCGTTCAACGTGGGCGATAAGGACGAAGTGGCACAGGCACCCGGAGGTGAGTTTGTGGAGGGTGTTCATGACGAGATTCTGGGCGATGCCCCACTCGGCCATGTCCTTCACGGGTTTATTCCCCACTACGGTATCCATCGCAATGCGGTTGAGGGCAGAGAGGGAATCAATGACGAGGACGGAGGTATTCCCCCAGGAATCGACGGAGCCGTAGGTTTTTCCATCTTTTTGGTCGGTGAAGTTGTTGAGTTGGGTGTAGAGGTCGAGCATGAGGTTTGCTTGGGAGCGTTTGATGTCCTTCATCTTTGCGAGACCCGCGAGGTCGAATTTCCCGATGTTGTCGGCCATGCTTTTCAGGGCGTCGAAGCCTTGGGATTTCCCGGCGAGGTAGAAATAATGGAGGTTCGGGGGGATGGGTTCCCCGGCGTCGGCGTAGGCCCCAATGAGGGTTTCGAGGCCGGGTTCGAGAAACAGGGCGAAGACATCGAGGCCGGTGTCAACGAGGGATTTGATGGAATAAGTCTTCCCGGTGCCTGAGGGGCCCATGAGGAGGACGTTGAAGCCGGGGTAGGCGGGGGAAAAGTCTTTCATATATTCTCCAATTTTCGGAAGGGGATGGAATGAGTCCTGATGAACTCGGGGGAGACGGTGAGATCGGGGACGTGTTTTTCTTGGGTCCAGTGATCTTTCAGGCAATCAAGGCAGCGCCTGCGGCGCCAGATGCAGGAGGGCCAGGCACGGGTCTCTATAACCTTGAGGTTGAAAGAGGGGCAGTTAGGGCATTTCATGGCGGGAGATTATCCATTCTGCGTGGACCCGGGTTTCGTGGTGTATGAGGCCCGGACGCGAAGGATTAAGGAGGTCTTCCAATCTAAGGCCGGTGAGCCACCTGAGGCCGGGGAGGAGGCTTCCGGGGCAGGAGAGGAATCGGCGGGGGGTGATTCCGCAGGTGTCGCAGGGCCAGGAGACTGCCACCCAGTCCACTCCGGGGAGGCGTACACTGGCCCAGACCTCCCCGCAGTGGGGGCAGAGCCATTTTCCCCCGCCCCATCTTCCTCCGGGAGGGATAACTCCCTCTCGATCAAGAGGCGCGTTTCGGAAAAGAAGGTCTCGCATTCTTGGAGGAGGGAGGGAAGGGAGCCCCTCATTTTCCCTTGGAGAACCAGCGCGCAATCGAAGAGGAGAGTCGAAGCCAGAGCGAGGCGATTCTGGAGGAGGAGTTCTCTTCGGGAGGGGGTTCTGGACATGGGGAATAGACCCTGTGGAAGACCTCAAGGGGGAGGGAATAGGTGAGGAAGAATTCCTTCCAGCCTTCGGAAGTAGGGGCGAAGAAGATGAAGTCTTCGTCCCAATAGGGGAGGACGAGGATTTCCCGGAAGCCTGAGAGGCCGTCGCCGCGCCAGCGGGAATTGGGGGGAGGGTAGGAGAGGGTCATTTAAAACTCCCAGAAGAATTTCACTTCCCGCGGGCCGATAATAGCCCGGAAGCCTTTATCCCCGAGGACTCCAACCCCACATCCAAAGGCGTCGGCTTTGAGGTCCTCCCGGGAAAAGAGCCCGTGCCGATAGCCCGGTTGGCCTTTTCGGTAGTCCTTGAGTTCTTTCAGGACCCCGATCCCGAGGCAGGCCCCGAAGACTCCCCAGGGATGGGAGGGGAAGAGTTCACTCCCGGCGATTCCGATGAGGGTGGAATACTGGAAGTGGGCGTTCCTCCCGCCGGGGTTATCGGGGGGCATGTTCCCGAGAAGGGAAGCCGTCAGGACGAGGGAGGGGATCAAAGTTTGTGCTCCAGGGAGAGGTGGAGAACAGAAGAGGAGTTCCCAACTCGGGGGATGAACCAAAGCCTCGCCGGCCCCCAGGTGTAGGAGGGTGCGGCGAGAAGAGTCCAGTGGTAGCGGGAAAACCCAAGGGTCTCTTCACAGAGGAAGGTCTCGGGCTCGTGTTTCTTGTGGCGGTGGTTGAACTCCGGGCAGGAAATAGGGGAGGAGACCTTCTTATACCCCGAGACCGCGCCGAGGGTAAGCCCCAGCCCGGAGGAATGGCGGAGGGTGTTCCCGAAATAGAGGGAAGTTCGGTTGAGGGTGTTTCGGTAAAAACCTCCCGTCCAGCCGTCCCGGGATTCGAGATAAAGCCCGAGGTTGTGATTATTCTGGTAAGGCTTTCCAGGGGAGTGGGCTGAGATAAGGTGGATTCCGAGCCTCTGGATTTTATCGGTGTCCTCTCCGCCTTCGGCGGCCCAGACTTTGGAGTAGAGGAGGGAGCTCACAGCGAGAAGAATCGTCCCGGCGATGAGGCGGGTGGACCATTTTCCCATGGGGCGGGAATAGGGGCCTTGGATGCAGCCTTCGGAGCGGAGGGGATTGTCTCGGGAGGCGCGGGGGAAACGGAGAGGGGACGGATTCATGACGGTTCCTTGAGGGAGGTGATAACAATTCCGAGGGCGTTCACCCGATCAGGCTCGATTCCCGGGAAGTGGGAATAGAAAAAGGTCAGGGCTTCGTAGAGGTTTGTTGCGACGACGTGGGCGCGGGATTCGTCGAGATCGGATTCGTCGTAGAACTCAAATTCAAAGAGGTTCATTTTGTGTCTCTTTCTTCCACAATGGCGTGGAGTTTGCGGTGGAGGGAATCGAGAATGGACTGGGGGTGGACCCCGGAGGCGAGGCAGTCTTTCATCCAGGTGTGGAAACGGTCTTCGAGGGAATTCCCCTCAGGGGGCGGGTCCACGAGGCGGACGAGGAGGTCAGGGGCGTCGAGGAGCATGTGTCACTCCTTTGGTGCTGCTGTGGTCTTCTCCAGTAGGGAGCGGGCGCGTTGCCAGTGTCCAGACTCAGCGGCAAACAAGGTGTTATTAGCAAGGCGGTCAACAATCTCCCGAAGCGCCGCTTCTAGCGCATCGGCTCGTTTGCGAAGGTCGAGATTCTCGGCGTCGATGCGGTCCCACTCTTCGCGGGAAAACTCGCTGCCGTCAGCATCAGCGGCGATTCCTTCGCACAAGTTGTGAAGGCGCTCGACCGCTGACCCTGACTTGCGGCGCAGATCGAGTTCGGCCTGTAGCGCATCTGCTCGTGCGCGTTCGGACTCAAGTAAGTCCGCAGTTTCCTCAAGGTAATGCTTCTTCACCCCACCGCCACGGGCATACTGACCGGCGGCATATTGCTTGCCCATGTAGCGAAGTTTCGCCAGCAACTCAGGCAGGTTATCGGTCATTCTGTTCTCCTGGCGGCGTCGATGGCGGCGTCCATCTGCTCTGGAGAGACCTGCATAGTACAGATTACGGCCGCAAGGTTGTCACCTAATCCTTGTTTTCGCAACCACCGATACCGCTCCGCATCCTTCTCCAGCTCCGCTACTCTGGCAGTGAGGCGGTCTAGTTCATCGGCGGCTTCGTCCAAATACTCAATCGGCGCATGACCGAAAGCACCAGCGAACAATTTCTCTCCAGTCACGACATCGCGCGTAGATTCACGCAGTCTATCGGATAGGGTCATGCTTGTTCTCCTATTGCAGCAGCAGCCCTAACGATGGCACGGCGAGTGGCGGCGTAGGGGTCTCCGTCGTAGTTCACCAACGCATCTGATCCTGCTGCGCGTTGCGCGTCAGAATCCCACTTGGCCTCACACGCATAAGCGGCGAATCTTGGAGTGTCATAGATTGGATACTGCCGAATCTGAATCCCCAACTTCACCGCCAGCCGTAGTGCATCACCGTCGTCGGTGAGGGGGTTCCATGAAAGAATCCCATTGGGACTGACTTTCCGTGTGAGCCCGTTCGTAAACACGTCCTCATGCCATAGATCAATCCCCGCCGCCTTCGCTGCCTTCTCTAGTAGTTCACGGTCGGTCATGAGGGATTCTCCACAGTCTCTTCCCGCGTGAGGGGATTCCAGACCCGGACGGAGTAATTCCCGCCCGTGAGCCAGGGCTCGGGGTCGTTTGACATGCAGGGCTGTTTGAACATGCAGCCCCCGTAGCCGGAGCAGGCGTCGGCGAGATTAACGTCCCAGTAGCCCTCCTTCCAGCATTCAATCGCCCTTCGGAGGTCGCGGATTACTTGGGTGTGCCATTCCTCGACATGATGAGGGGTTCTCACCGTGAGGGCTTGGGCGTGGTTGATCTGGGTTTTGAGGATGGAGATTCCCCGGACGACTACTTGCGTGACGGGGATTCCGAAGGCCCGGGCCGCCCAGGCATAGCCGGTGAACTGGGAGCGGCGGTCCCATTGCCCGGCCCAGGAAGCGCCGAGGGAGGAAGTGGTTTTATCGTCGTAGATGGAAACGGCGCCGGCATAGGTGGCGATCATATCCGCCCGGCCAGTGTAGATGAGGGGCTCCCCGGTCTCGGGGTGGAGGAGGTCCGGGGAGAGGGGGAGGGCAAAGGAGAATTCGATCATGGGGCCATTTGGGCCCCGATAGGGCTTGACGGGATCATCTTCGAGGGGGAAGGCGTCGAAGTAATACTCGAAGGCGTCGAGTAGGCGGGGGAGGGATTTGTTTTCGTTTTTCCCCGGGTCGAAGTCGCCATACGCGGAGATGAGGGCTTGCTGCCCTATCTCTTGGGCTTGGAGGGGGGATTTTCCCGCTTCGTAGAAAGCGAAGCGGGCTTTCTCCAGGCCCTCGGCCCATGCCTTCCCCGCGTGGAGGTGGATGGAGGGGGATTTGGATTTGAAGTGGCGGAGATATTCCCAGGAGAACTTCCGGGGGCACTCGACGAAGGTGGAGCGCATGGTGTTATCCCAGCAGAGCGGGAATGGGGGGCGGGTCATGGACGGCCCCCGTGGAAATGTTCCCGGCGTTCCCGGAGGAGGGTCTCGACTCTGGCTTCGAGGGCTTCGAGGCGGGAGAGGATTTCGGCGCGGCTGTTTACGGCAGCGGAGCCAGTCACGCGATTCGCGGGGATGTCGAACTCCCGGCGGGCGTAGGACACCATAGATTGAGAAATGGGGAGATTGAGGGCGCTGGAAGCCTGCACGGCGAAATCAGGGTCGCCGAGTTTCGACTCGACATAATGCTTCTGGAGGTAGGATTGGAAGAGGAACTTTTCCCGGGCGGAGAGGTGGTGCCGGGTGTGTTCTTTGCCGTGGGAAAAGATGGTTTTGGTTTCGGTAGCCATGAGGGTTCTCCTAGAAAAAGTCAACGTCAGTGGGGGAATCCTTCTTCCGGCGCTCGACCGCGAGGGAGGTTTGCGCGCGGAGGATGAATTCCACAAGGGTGGGGAGGTCGGGGGGAGAATCCCCCTTGAGGGATTCTCGTATTTCCCGGGCTTCCTCGGGGGAGGGTGGGGTTAGAGGGCGGGTTTCCATGCGAGGATTTGCCTAGAGGGGCTCAAGTTTACGGACCACTCCCACTCTTCTGCGAGCTGGGGGCCGGGCCTCCAAGGGATGCTTCCCTCGACTTCTGTTCTGGTCATGATTTCGACTTCGAGATCCCCGTCGCACGGCATCGGGTCGCCAGGGGTGTGGGGAATCCAGCCTTCGGCGTCGCAGGGGTAGAGTTGATAGTCATACCCCCAAGCACAGTAGCCATCGAAATAAACCTTCTTCCCTTCAATGCGTACAATTGGCCGCACTCCATAGATATAGTGCATGCTCCGGTCAAGGTGACGTGCAAGGTCTCCTACCTTGAATTTGCTTTTCGGCTTGAGGGCCTCCCCCACAAAATCCAGGGCTTGTTGGAGGGGAGGGGGGATTTTCCCTGGGTCCTTTCGTGGGCCGAGGGAGGAGGGGTTGGGGATGAATTGGAGCCTCCCCCCGGCACAGTTCTTCCAGAGGGCGCCGCGAGAATCGTGGTGGACGAGGCCCCATTCCTCAGAGGGCTTGATGGAATTGGGGGCCGGGAGCTTTTCCCCGAGGGTGAGGGGGAGGGCGTCGGTGAAGGAAGGGATTTTAAGCATTGGGGTTCTCCTGGGCGCGGGAAATGAGGGATTCGGCGGCTTCACGGGAATCGCGTTGGGCGTTGAGACTGTTGACGGTGAAGTTTATCAGATTCACGAGGACGGCGGCGTTTTCAGGTTTGAAGAGGGTGCCCACGACAGCCATGAGAAAGGTGGGGGGAGTCTTCCTTCACGGTTTCGCCGGTGCCAGCGTAGAGGTCGAGTTCGTGTTTATCGCGGAATACGATTGCGGCCTCGTCGGGGCCGAGGTGGATGTCGCGGTCAGTTGAGATTTTCGACACGGTGTTCTCCAATGCAGAGGTGTAGGCGGAAGGTGGGATAGGTGAGATTGGCCGCAGTGAGGGCGGCGTTGGGGGAGGGGGAGGTGAAAGGACTCCCAAGGGGAAGAAGGGAGACCTTGATGGTTTCCACATCCCCATCCCGCAGGACGCGGCGGTTGATGAAGAAGGTCTGGTAGAGCATGGGGATTATCCCGCGATCTGGGCAAGCTGATAGGCCATGGAGGCGCACTCGGCTTTGACGTAGTCGAGGTCACGGAATTCGCCGTCGGGGGAGTAGGTGGTTTTATCCCCCGCATGTGCGCAGTCGAAGCCCCACCAGAAGCCGGGGATGTTTTTATTTTTCCAATCCCCGGAGAAAGTCACGCCGCCGTGAACGTCGATGAGTTCGCCGATGTTGGTTTTTGTGGGGTCTTCGGAAACGCGAAAGAGGGAAAAAGAACTTCGCTTCCCGAGGGGGGAGCGGAGAAGGGCTGCGTGTAGATCAGGCGGGCAGCCTTTTTCGTTGTATACGCGATTGTAGAAGGGGTGCGATTCTGGGAGGGCGACGTAGCCGCACCAATGAGAATCTTGGGTGAAAATGGCGAGGCAGGGGTAGCCGGTTTTATCATCGGTCCATTGTTCGGTTTGCATGGGGGTTCTCCGTCAGAAAAAGTCAATCTGGGACTCATCCACGGGGGGTTTCTTCACTCGGGATTTCGCGGCGGATTTCTGGGCCGCGGCGTTTGCGAGGAAGGACACCCGGGTGGTGTGGATGTAATCCCGGATTTCGTCAAGGGAGGGAAGCTCCCCCCTCGCGGCGCGAGCCTGGAGGGAGGAGACTTCTTCCCGGGTGAGGGTGCGGGGATCAGTGGCCACGGGCGGCGCGGAGGTTTTGGAGGGCTTCGTGGATATCATCCGCGAAAAGATTCGAGACGGGGCCGAAGGTCTTTTCGAGCCATTCATCGGTCTCGTAGAGGGACATGATGTCCGCGAACATGGTGAGGAGTTGGTCCTTTGCGAGGGCGGCGAAGATGGGATTCCCCGTGGGGAAGTTTTGCACCTGGATCAGGATGACCGCCCATATCGAGGCGCGGAGGGAGGCTTTCCCCTCCTCGGGGGAGCGGGCGAAGGCGGCTTCCACGATTTCGTGGGTGCGGGGGGCCTTTTCCTTGAGGAAGGACATAGAGCTGTGGTCAACGGAGTTCACTTCACATTCTCCAAAAAGCGCGGGTGGATGCAGTCCGCGCAAGCTGCTGTGAGGACGGGGGTGATTTCCGTCCAGCACGGGGAATCGGGAGGGAGGGCGAAGCCCTTGAGGTCCATGATTTGATCGCGGGAGCCCCCTGCGGGGGTGGTTTCGCGGTGGAAGATGCCCATGAGGGAGAGGGATTTTCCCCCGCAGCGGCAGGTGGATTCGAGGAGGCGGCAGACATACCCCTGGGAAGTCCAGGAGGGGATGAAGGGGGCTTTTACCTCCCGGCGCTTGTGGAGGTTCCCGCGTTCGAGGAGGTCGTTGTGGTGTTCGGCTTCGATTTCATCAAGGAGGGATTTCATGTCAGAGGTCCCCCAGGATTTCGAGGTTGCAGGGAGGGATATAGAAGGGTCTTTGTTCGGGGAGGTTTTGAAGGAGGAAGGCTTCACCTTCTTCTTCATTAGGCTCAAATTCCCCAGTGACTAAAGACCCTATTGGGAAAATGTCGCGCATTTCAGTAATCCAAGGGCACACATCCTGGTGCGCGATGATAACAGCGACTTTCATTTCGAGAGCCTTTCGAGGAGGGAATCCTCGGGGGAGGATTCGACGGGGGTGGGGGTGATGGTGTTGAGGGCGCGGGCGATTTCGAGCCCTTCGGCGGTGAGGGAACGGTGGCGAATGCGGAGGCCATCGGGTTCGACGTGGAAGGAGACGGCATCGGCGAGTTCGTCCCGGCCGGCGTTGCGGAGGGCGCGGCAGTAGTTCCAGAGTTTTGTGCGGAGGGAACGGGGGGAAGAAGTGGGGATAAAGAAAGAGCCCTCGGAGACGGCGCGGGTTAGGGCGGCTTCGAACTCGGGAGGGTAGCGGGTTGGGGAGATGGGGGCAGTCATGATTATCCCCGGGCAGCGCGGCGAGCGCGGGCTTCGACATAACGGGGGGCTTGGTGCCGAAGTTGGCGGGCGCCAAGGGCATCGAGCAGGGCGCGGCGCATGACCTTAGAGAGGTTGGTGTGCTGGCCGAGCCAGAAGCGGCGCCAAGCCCCTGGGAGGGCCGCGAGGCCCGGGGGAAGGGGTTCTTGCGAGGGGCCGCGCTCAAGGGCAGCAGCGGCCTTTCTAGAGGCGTGGCGACGGGCTTTGTAGTCAGCGGGCGACTCGTCGGCGCCGCGCTCGGGGGTGTGAATGTTCATGGGAGGGTATGGTACCCCTGGTGCCCCTGGTGCATAGGGGGTAAACCCTAACTGTGTGTAACAATCGTAACAGACTGTAACCCTGCCCAGGCATGAAAAAGGGGCCCGAAAGCCCCTCTTGTGGGGAATATTCCCCATTCAAACCTCGACCGGGTGGAGTTGCGCGAAGGCGTCCCGATGGAGGATTTCGATATCCCCCGGGAACATCGACTGCGCTCGGGCGGAGGTGCATTCCGTGAGGGTTCCAACGGTGAGGATTTTCCCGTCAAGGCGGGCGAGGAAATTCCCCGCAGCCCTTGGGGGCTGGCCGGAGAGGATGAGGAATTCCAACGGGCGCTTTTGCGCGCGTTTGGGGAATTCAACGGGGAGACAATCCGGCCGAGGGGCGCGGTTCTTCGCGCAGTGGCGGGCGATGCGCTTTTGCTTGTTGATTTCATCTCGGCCACCGGCCTTACGGCGGGCGAAATAGGCGATGTCGGAGGGGGAGGAGCGCTTCTTATTCCCGCCCGTGGCAGACTTACCCATGATGGGGGTTCTCCTGTAATGGGGTGAGGGGGAATCCCTCTGTCAAGCCCATTGGAAAGGGGGAAAATTCCCCCTTATCCGATAGACTCGGATTAGAATCCCAGGTCGCCCGAGTCCTCCGAGGCTTCGGCCTTCTTCGCCATCTTCGCGGCTTTCTCGGCGGCGCGCTTGGCCTTGATGTCGGCATAGGCAGCCTGATAGCGGGGGAGGGCTTTGAGCTTCTTCTTCTGGTCGTCCGTGAGGGCCGAGAATGCGGCGGCGGAGTCTTCCAGCGTGCCGGCGTAGCTCGGGTCCCGCTTCTGGCGGAAGACGTGGGCGGCTTCGGCTTCGATGGAGATTTCCTCCCCGGCGCCTTCGCGGACACGTTCCCAGACCCCGGCCATCAGGTCGGCGAATCCCTTAGCGACGGCTTCGCGGAGGGCGGCCGGGGTGCGTGCGTCACCCGCGAGGCGGGAGGTGTAGGAGCGGACGCGATTCACGACGCCACCGGCGATGGCTTGGGGGTAGAGGGCTTCGGCCAGTTGGGTGGAGGGGTTGAAAGTGAGGGGATCGAGCCCGGGGCCGAAGTCGGCGCGGATCGAGCCATCATCAAGGATGGAAAAAGTCATCTGGCGGGTCTTGGTGTCGTCGGACATGGAATTCTCCATTGAGGGGAAACCGGGGAAAACCTCCCCGGGGGGTTCGTGCGTCGCACTGGGAAGCCCTCAAGGGCTTCCCGCTGCGTTTGCACCTTAACGTCTATCCAAATGCAGCCAACATAACGACGAGGGTTTAGAGGGCCCCTGCCCTATCAGAAAAGATCGGCGGTGCTCGCCCATGCGCGTTGGGCGGCATCCCGGGCCGCGCGGATGGCGCGCACGGCCACGGGTTCGCCAGTCGCTTGGTCGATGAGAACGCGGAGGATTCCGTCCACAATCACGTGATCGAGGGTCTGCGAGTGGAAAGCTTGAGTGTGCATGATGGTTTCCTTTCGGGCCAGTGAGGGAGATTCTAAACCCCTCCCCGGGGTTGTCAAGGGGAGGGGCAGGGAATATTGCATGGGGGAGGGGGGGGGCTAGCCCTGTCTGCTCGCTGCGCTCGGCCCTCTCTATATAGGATGTCAGGCGATGCCCAACTTCTTGAGGGTCTCGGCATCGCGGGTCGGGTCGGCACTGAGGGATTCGAGGCCGTCAACA